GTAAGGCCTATCGGGATTACAACCGGGTGCGGAGTGGGGCGAGCGTGAAGTGGGTGTCAAGGGTCGAGGCAGTGACCGCGGCACTCGATGAAGCGGAAACGTTGGGAAAGAAACAGGCCGTTAGCCACCAGGGCTAAAGCCCTCAGTTTTTCTGGCCAGGTGTTTCCGCGGGTTTAAAAACCCGCTACCCCGGACTAAAGTCCGGGGCTGGCACACCGGAAGGGCACGGCTTCAGGCATTCCCATGTGTGAACAGTCGATCCCGGAAGGGCACCGCTTCAAGCATTCCCATGTGTGAACAGTCGATCCCGGAAGGGCACGGGTTTAGCCGTGCCGTAATTCGTTGGGAGCTTCCGGGCTTTAGCCGCTGAGGGCATCTTTATTTCCGCATAAGAGACATCACAGGACAGAACAAACGTACCTCAGCGGCTAAAGCCGTTTATAGCAGTGGCACTTATGGCACGGGTGAACCCGTGCCCTTCCAAGGACTTCTCACACACGGAAATATTTGAAGCAGTTGCAGCTCGACTGACGTTCTGCCCTGAAAAAAACAAAGGCACTCATGCTGACCCAAGGAAAGAAACAGGCTTAAATGGCCACATACCCGTTACCCCAGGCGCAGCGTGGAATGGAACACACACCGTCTGACCCGATGCAGGGCACGGCGGATGAACCGCAGAATAGCGCCCAGTTGAACGAAGAAGATCAACAGCGGCTGATCGCGCTGGTGCGCAGTTATAAAGATCAGTGGTCCCAGGATCGCGTGGTGCTGATGCAGCGATGCTTGCAAAACCTCGAGTTCTTCAAGGGAAACCAGTTTATTTCTTTCGGGCCGGGCGAGTCGGAGTTCTTTAATGCAGTCGACTGGATGAACCAGGGCGATCATGCCCAGGATGCCGACGATAAAGACTTGTACCAGTATTGCAATAACTTTTACCAGATGCTGGCGACCGGGTTCGTAGCGGCGCTGGCTCCGCAGGTGCCCAAATCGAAATGGATGCCGGAGGATGCGGAGCAGCTATCCGATGTGACGACCGCCAAGGCAGCGCAGATACTCATCGACATTATCGAGCAGCAGAACCGGGAACAGTCCCTGCTCAAGCAACAGCTGCTGTATCTCTACACCACCGGGGCGGTTTTCCGGCATACCCGCTATGTGGTCGACGGCGAACGCGCAGGCACGACGCGCGAGCCGGTATTCAATGAGACGGAGACGCAACTGGTGCCCGATCGCTACCACTGCTTCCATTGCGGCGCTACGTCGCCGGCAAAGGAGATGGATGGACAGCACTGCCCCCATTGCTCCCGGCCATTGGGAGAAGACTCGTTCTTCCCTGCCGAGTACGGGCCGGTCATCCAGAAAGTCGGCGAGGAGGAAGTACCCAACGGGATGGTGGCGCAGAACCTCTATTCCCCGCTCGAGGTGGACTGTGACCCGGCCGCGAATACCCTGCGGCAGACGCCGATCCTTAACCTCGAGGTCGAGGTTCACCTGGGTGCGCTGCGGGCGGCGTATCCCGATATGTACGAGCAGATCTCCGCCAGTCCCTCGAGCGAGCTCTCGAGCAACGGGAGTATCGACCGCATCGCCCGGCAACAGGTATACGCGCAGACGGGTGCGGCCTCGAGCATCCTGCAGGATCAACGGCCAACTTTGTCGCGGACGTGGATCCAGCCCTGGGCGTTTGACCTGGAGGACGATCGCGAATTTGGCGAGCGGATGCGGGTGGCTTATCCTACGGGCCTGCTGCTGGTAAGTACCGGGGCTACGTTTCTTTCGGCTCGGGAAGCTTCGCTGACCAAAGAGTGGACCTGGGCCGGCACCCATGAGGGTTTCGGGTTGTTTCCCCCTTCGATCGGCGATATCGTCGTACCTTTTCAAAAGCGGTACAACGATATGGCGAATATCCTGCACGAGTTCATGGATCGCTGCTCTTCGGGCGTGACCCTGGCGAATGCAGACCTGATCGATACCAAGTCGATGCAGGGTAAGCCAATGCTGCCCGGCGTGTTGAACCTGGTTAAGTTAAAGCGCACGGGCGCTCCGGGGTCGGTGCGGTTGGCGGATGCTCTGTATCAGTTTCAGTTCCAGATGCATGAAGAGGCATTCAGCTATCTGGATAAGCTGGCCTACAACGCTCAGATGTTTGCCGGGATTCCGCCCCAGGTGTATGGAGGTTCGGGCGACCCGTCGATTGAGACCTTTGGCGGGCAGCAGCAGCAATTGAATTCTGCTTTGGGGAAATTGAATATTTATTGGGAAAACCTGAAAGAGGAGCACGCCCAGGCAGACGAGCTGGCGGTGAACTGCGCCAAGGATAACCTGACTGCGGATATGAAGCAGGTGATCCTGGAGCGCGGGTCTGAGTTCCGGAACAACTACATTCGTATGGATGACCTTCAGGGCAGTGTGCACGCGTACGCGGACACGGACCAGGGATTGCCGGTCACCGCGGCCGAGTTGCGGCAGAGGTGGATGGATTTGATGCAGGCGGCGGCCAGTAATCCTCTGGCGCAGGCGATCTTCGATGATCCTACGAACCAGGAGCAGGCGGCGACTGCGCTGGGTGTTCCGAATATGGTGGTTCCCGGTGCAGCGATGCGGGCGAAGGTGCTGCAGATCATCGATAAGCTGTTGCAGGCAGAGGCGGTTCCGTTGGTGGATCCGGCGAGCGGAAAGCCGACGGGCCAGGTGCAAGCGACGATCCTGCCGGATAAGGATATCGACGACTTCACGGTGCTGAAGCAAGTGGTGCGGCAGTATTGCCAGGAGAACTCGGATATTCCTGAGAATAATCCCGCGGGTTGGCAGAATTTGTTGGCTTACTTCACGGCGGCGATTGCCATGGAAGCAAAGCAGATAGCCCAGCCGAAAGTTCCTCCGCAGGAGATCGACGATGTGGTGAATACGGTGGGTGGGTTGATGCGTCTGCCTCCGCATGCGACGGCGGGGAATATTCAGGGCCAGGTGCAAGCGGCTAATGCGCTCATCAAGATTGCAGATAAGCTACAGGGGTAGTATGAGTGTCAGAACCGGTCAATTGCGTGTCAGAACAGGTCTTATGATCACCCGACAACCGATTCGGTCGCGAGCGCCATCAAATGAGGGACCATACGGGAATTCCGTGGTGATTCGTCCCGTGGTATGCTTCTCGCACTTATGGTGTATATGATGTCTGAACTCGATAACGAAATTGCTGCATACGAAACGATGCGCGCCGATCTCGAGAATCACCATATGGGTCGGTGGGTGCTCGTCTTTGGCGGAAAGCTTGAAGGCGTTTACCACTCATTCGATGATGCTGCGGCGGAAGCGGTGGCTAAGCACGGCCGTGGGCCTTACCTTATTCGCCAGGTCGGCGCAGCTCCAGTGACCATGCCTGCTTCGGTTATCTATAATCTCCAAAATGCCGGCCACTAAATGCGGCTTTAATGATGTTCCGGGTGGGACGACAGGGGCCGACAATTTGGTTCAATGGGGCCCCACAATACTCGTCGATATCGGGTTTGACCCAAATTACACTTTCAGTCCTTCCGGGCCTCGGCCCGTACCGGGAATGACGAAGGTCAACGCCCTGGTGGACACCGGAGCGACGGAATGCTGCATAGATAGCCTTCTCGCTGCGCAGCTTAATCTCCCGATAATCGATAAGCGAACGATAGCTGGGGCGCACGGAGCAAAAGAAGTGAACGTCCACCTGGGGCAAGTATTTGTGCCTTCCCTCAATTTCACGATTTATGGCGCGTTCGCCGGCGTAGATCTGCGCGCAGGTGGTCAACTTCACAGTGCCTTGATGGGGCGCACATTTCTTAAACACTTCAAAATGATCTATGAAGGATCAACCGGAAACGTAGAGCTAAGCAGCCCAACCCCTTAGCTTCACTCCAATCTCACAAGCCCTGGACTACCTATTGGCCTTTTCTGCGCCGAATAGGCTTCCATTCGTTTGGATAGTCCGAACGCCCGAACATTAGAAAGAAGACAACCACTATGACTGAAGCAACAATCGCGGCTCCCGCGCAGGGAGCCGCTCCTGTTTCTGCGCCCGCTCCGGCGGCGAGTCCTGCTCCTTCCTCCGCTCCGGCTCCGGTCGCTTCGGCTGTGGCTGCTCCGGCAGCTGGCTCAAGTGTCGATCCGGGTAAGTTTCCTATTCGCGAAGACTACGCTGCGGCGCTGCTCACTGAGAAGCTAGGCGCGATCGCTTCTCCTGAAGAGCCGGCTGCGGAACCGGTGGTGGAGGCGGTGGATCCGGTTGATGTCACGGCCGCATCCCCAGAGGAAGAGGATTTTTCGCTTGAAGTGGAAGCCATTGTTACGCCCGAAGTCTTGAGCCAGATGGTCACCGACAATCCTGACTTCGGTAAGTTGCTGGAAGCCGACGCTCGACTGAAAGGACAACTTTACAAGACAGCGCGCGAAGCTGCTGAGCTTAAGCCTTACCGGGAGATTTTCCCGGATATCGATTCGGCAAAGACCGCGCTGGACCATTCCTCCACCTGGGTGGACGTACGCGAGACCTTCCTGGGATCCACGACCCGCGAAGGCACCATGGCTTCGCTGAACAAAATCGCCGAGCTCTCTTACGAACGCGATGGCGACGGCAACGTGGTGATCCAGAATGGCAAGCCCGTGATCGGCGATGACTTTTTTGGATTTGTCGATAACGTGGTTTCGCTCGACCTGGAACACCGGGTACAAGATTTGGCTTCGCGCCTCAAAGCCAACCGCTATGGCTCTGAGGAGGAACGAACACGCGACCAACGCGTGAAAGATGCACTGGACGTCCTCAGGGAAGAGTCCGCGGCCACTTCCCCCGCGTTAGAGGCACAACCAGACGCACTGCGGCGTAAGGCAGATGAGCTGGACCGAAGGGAGCGCGCACTGAATATTCGCCAGTATGGCGAGAAGGTGGAAGAGAGACGGTCTTTCGAAGGCGGATTACAAACCGAAGCCCAGACGCGGATTCACGATGGCATCAGCAAGATCATTGCCAACGTGGAGAAGCAGGGCGGGGCGGTGAGTCCTTATTTGAAGAACATTCTCCCCAAGGCCATCGGCGCTAAGCTGATTCGCAAGATTCAGGCGAACCCGGCGCTGCAGGATCAAATGCACTCCCTGCAACGGCTGCCCATCGGCGATGCTTCGCGCCAACGCAGACTCGCTGCCATTGACCGGGCCGTGCAGCAGTATCTCCCCGAAGTAGCGCGCGAAGAACTACGCGAGGCCGGCGTGCAAATCGCCAATGCCTCCGCGGCCAAACGCGCCAAGGTAGACGCCCAGATCGACAGCACCAGGAAGACCGAGCCAAAGGGATCGACCGGACCAGCCGGCAGTGGAAGCGCAGCGATGAGCTCAAGCGCCGCGTACGACCACGCGCAGGCGGAGTGGCAACGCGCCAATCCGGGTAAACCTTTTGACAAGGTGGCGAGGGAACTTATCCTTCCTCGCGTTCTGCAGCTGATGACGTCTCGGTGAGGAATTCCCGCTCCCCGCACATAAAGGAATCTCATGTCGAACACAATCGGTACTGCGTCAACGACACAGCAGCTGCAGCTTGAGGCCCTGAACGAGGTCATCAAGCTGCTCATCGAAAAAGAAGCCAAACTGGATAGCCGCATTTCTGAACGCGGGTCCATTACTCCAGTTTCCCTGCGCAGCTTTCGTCTGCGCTTCCAAACTGCTTTCCCCGGCAACGTGGCGCTGTTCAACCTGGACGGCGGTATTCTGCCGGCGGGTAACTTCAGCCAATGGGACCAGGGGACTCTAACCCCTCTCGCCACCGTCATTCCAGTCGAGTACTCGCGGCTGGTCGACATTATCGGCGAGGGCGGGCCGAAGGTAGTTTCCGAAAGCCCGGTCACCAAGACGCTGGCCGATGTAGCGGTCCAGATGGCGAAGAACCGGGACCAGTTCCTGCAGCAAGCCGGCGACGGAAAGATCGCCCAGGTGGATCCGAGTTATGCCGGCGGCGGTGCGAACCCCATCGTGCTGGCTTCGTCTCCCTGGGGCGCTCGGCTTATCTCGCAGGGCCAGCAGCTGCAGGTGATGAGTAACACCTACACTCTGCGCGGCACCTGTTATGTCAACAACGTGAATAACAAGCTCGGCTCGGTCCAGTCCATAACCGTGGACGCGGTGCCGGCCGGTACAGTAGCGGGCGACTTCATCATGGTTGCGGGTGTGGCTGCGACTACGCCAGTGTTCCTGTACGGGATCCCCTACTTCCATAACACGGCGACCACAGGCACTTACCTGGGTATTAACCGTACCCAGAATTATGTGGTGGCCAATGGTGTGGCTGCGGGCGGTGCTCCGTTGTCTCTGCCTATGTTGCGCGCGGCGCTGAGCCGTGTGGAACAGAGTCTGGGCACGGATGCGCTGAAGACGCAGGTGTGGCATGCGCATCCTTCGCAGATCCAGGCGTATGAGGAGATGGGCTTCGCCAAGCAGGAAATCCTGATGACCAATGGCAAAATGCCAGGGTTTGATGGACTGACTGCAAACGTGGGCCAGTTCACCATCGCCGGCCGTGAGGTAGTGCGCAATATCCATGCGGATAACTCGCGTATCGACTTCATGGAGTTCGGTTCGTGGCTCAAAGTGGTGTGGGGTAAGGCGCCGTTCTGGTTCAAGAACCGCAGCGGACAGTGGGTGTTTCAAATCTACGATCCGGCGTCGGGTAATCCGACGGCGAACGAGGGATGCTATTACGTGGATGCCCGGCAGTATGCCGTGGATAATCCGCAGGCGATCTCGGCCGTTACCGGGTTGAAGGTTCCTGTTTACAACTAACCGTGGGAAGGGGCTGAGACAACCATCTCAGCCCCTTATTTTGGAGCGCCGGCAATGTCTTACCATGTTCCGTGTCATGATCCATGTGAAGGTGGTGTGGTGAACCCACCCAATCCTGACTTCAAGCTGGAAGCGGTTTTGGTGTGTGACCACTACTCCGATTTTCTTCGCTGTACGCTTCCGGCTAATAAACACATCTTTGACCGCATCGTTGTGGTTACTTCCCCTGAGGACCATGATACCCAGCGGATATGCGAGTTTCATCACGTGGAGTGCATCAAGACCGATGCCCTGAATTCGCGCTGGAATAAGTTTTGCAAAGGAGCTGGGATCAATGAAGGCCTGGCCCGGCTCGATCAGGATGCCTGGGTGGTGCACCTGGATGCAGACATCTGGCTTCCGCCACAGACGCGTTCAATGCTGCAGAATGCCAACCTTGATCCGTGCATGCTGTACGGGATCGACCGGTTCTGCGTGAAGGGTTATGCGGAGTGGGATAAGTTTCTCGAGATGCCGGTGCTGCAGCATGAGTGTGATGCTTACGTACATCTGAATGCATTTCCTCTGGGCACGCGCGTCACCAGTAAAGATGGCGGCGGGTACATCCCGATCGGGTTTTTTCAGATGTGGAGCCCGGCCGTCACTGGGATCCGCTGTTATCCGGTCAATCACACCGACGCGGGACGCGGAGATATGGTGTTCGCGAAGATGTGGCCGCGGGCGATGCGCGCGCTGATCCCGGAAGTGGTGGGTTATCACCTGGAGAGCACGGATGCCTCCATGTCAGCGAATTGGTATGGAAGAAAGACAGCCCCGTTTACTTATAGCGGCGGACGGCCATGAACCATATTGTGCCGGGCGCAGTGCAGCGGTTTCTGACGGGTTATGGCGGAAAGAATCCTTTTAGTAAGCCGCATTGGCGGTTGCTGGTGAGCGCCGATCGATTGGTCAAGGAGTCGGGGGTTTATCGGGATTGGGCGGAAGGATTGTCCACGGCCGAGAAGGGTGGATTGAATTTTCAGGGTTGTGATTTTTCCCGCTATGAGAATAAGCCAGTTCGCGTAGTGACCGAGATGCGCGAGGTAAAGAAGTATCCCCACGCCGAGGGATGGATTCTGGAGCGGTGGTTCCCTGCCTCGAGTTATGGCACGCAGGCGGAGTGGTATTCGTACAAAGCCGTTGACGGGTTTACTCCTATGTTGGGCCCGTATCCCGAGTGCGGCGACTATGAGATGGTGTTTGGGCCGTGGAGCAGGATCCCGGCGACGGATGCACTGCAGGGCTTGATCGCCAAGTACAGCGCGGGGATCAACGGCCGGCGGGGCAGTCCGGAGTCGCGGGCACAGGAGTATTTGCTGCGGTATGAGTACGAGGAGCAACAGGCGGAAGAGAAACGCAAGGTTGAGTATGAGGCCATGATGCGCGACCATATCTCGCCTTTGCATAGCAGTAGCCTGGCTGCGAGCCGATGGCGGCAGGATCTGGCCCGGCGCACCGGGAATGCGAACGAACATATCGGCATCCTCTAGGGGCCGGAACACTGCAGATCCCTCCCGTTGGTCGGGATGACAAGGGAAGGGCGGTGGTGCCCATTGAATTCTGTCAGTGGGATGGCCGGAAACGGCAAGGTGAGGGCTACGTTGCCCCTTGGATTCTGTCAGCGGGATGGCTGGGATGACACAGCGAAAGACTCTACCCATCCCAGTCTCAATTGTTCATAGAAATGCGCAGCCCTCCCCTTGTCATCCCGACCAACGGGAGGGATCTGCAGTCTTCACTTTATAAGGAGCTCTACCTATGGCAACTGTTGTGATTACTCCAGAAATGCAGCGGGCCAATGCCGAGGCGCTGCTGGGAAAAGATCCCGGCAAGTTTCGCGATCCTGGCCAGCGCTGGACCGTCAAACGCTACGCGGAAATTCAGCGCCTGCTCAAACAGGCTGAGGCCGACAAGCCCGTCACCATCCTCAACCTCAACCCCTTCCCGCTTAAGATCAATGGCGGTGTCTTTTTCCCTGAAGAGATTGCAGCGTGTCCCCCAGGCAAACCCTACACCATCCACGTGATCAGAGAAACGCGCTGGGGCCACAAAGACCTGGGCTGCGATGCGCAGAACATGATGCAGATGGAGCCGGTGCCGGCCATCCCCCTGGTGCTGGCCGCTGAGTACATCCGCGAATACGTGCAACAGGATGGCGGCTTCGGCGGAGTCCTCTGCTATGTCGGCGATCATGACCCCGCCACCATCAAAAAGGGCGGCACCATCCGTGTTCCTGAAGTGGCTTACAGCGATCGCGGCGAGTTTTATGTAGAGGTACGGGAGCGCGACTTTCACGAAACACTCTCAGCCATCCGCACCAAGCGAAATACATCCATCCTGCAGCGGCTGCAATCCGCCAATGCGTGGTATGAGAACGACTCCCAGCGCATGAACGTGAATGACACCCACCGCGACCTGGCTCGACTGGCCCTGGATGAAAAGCTCATTCCAGAATTGCCGCGCTGGGTTATGCAGGCCAACACGCTGATGGAAAAGCATCCCGAGCCCTGCCCCAGTTGTGCGGTCACTCCCAAGTTCGGCGCGATTCTGTGCGTCAACTGCAACCATATCTTCGACGTGCTCCAAGCGTACAAGAACACCCGCATCAAGTACGGAGCAGTGGAAATGGATCGCCTCACCGCAGAGGAATGGAAGATAGTCGAGCAGATCAAGGCGGAACGCGATAAGGCGAGAGGCAAGGCAACTGCGTGAGTTGGACTCTTGGGCAGGTAAAAGCACGGGTACGCAACCTGCTGGATGATCCCCAGGGATCGTATCTGACCGACAGCTTTCTCGTGCCGCTCATCTGCGAGGTCTACGACGATGCCAACTCACA